ACTTTGTCACTAACTTCGCATAATGATTTTTCGGATTATGTTACAATTCGCAGCGCGGTAAAATTGCCACAGGCACCGCGCAAGAATTTATACATAATCCGCTGTTATGCGAAGTTAATCTATTGATATTATGTCAAATATTACTTTGAAGGATATTACACCGATTCACTTTCTGAATACGGTTCGCTTGCTGAAATCTGATGATTATCAGGTTTACTGTACCTTGGATAGTGTTGAGATTCGATTTTCTCAGAAGCGTTTTTTAACTGATGCCGAATCTGATGAACGGTTTGATTTTTGCTATGCGCTGAAAATGTTTTTGGATGAATTGAAAAATTCGACTGTGCCGGTTGATAAGGAGGATTTTTTGAAAGAGTATAGTCCTGTTTATCGTCATGGTAAACGTTATTTAAAGCGTTAATTTTTGCCTTTTAGTTTTCTTACTCCGTCTTGTTTTTTCTCTCCAATGCGTTCAATTTTTGCGTTTGATGGTCTTGCATTAATGCTTTTCATGTATTTTTCCGGTTCTTCTTGTTGAGTGGTAAAAGAGGTCTTTTCGTATTTAAAAGGGCCGTATTCTCTTATACCCTCGTAATATCCGGTGTTAAAAATGACTGAGATTAATACCAAAATGATTCTTTTCATGCCGATAAAAATTGTTTAAAAAATGCTCGAAGAAGTTCGGGGGTTCTGTTACACCCGAACTTTGGTATCAAACTTGATACTAGTTTATGTTTATTTCAAGGTCACCATTTTTGTTTATAGTGACTTTTTGAGCAAGATTTTCTATTAAAAAATGTACAATATCAGATTCTTTGTAAATTTTTTGATGTCCCGCCCCTATTGCTTTTTTAGTAAGTTCAAAAGATAAATCCTTTAATTCTGCTGCTTCCTGCTTTTTTAATCTTACTGTTTTATCTGTCGTTGATTTATTCATAATCTTTTATCTCTGAAATGTGATCTCAATCATACTTTTTGTATACAAATTTTACAATATACATATTGACAATATACAAGTAACAGATTTATATTTAACGCCAATGTAATTTGTAACTTGTATACACAAAATGAATTTTCATATTGACTGGCTAACAATAGAACAAGATTTCGGTTATCAGATTCCTGATAGCGTGATTAGTTCTATTTTTAATTTTGGCATGGTCGGAATCCATTTAGATACAGGTGAAATGCAAGATGGAGTGAGAACTCCGGTTTATAAACATAGAGGAAGTTATTGTGATGAAATCAATATCCGTGTATCTGGTTCCGTTGTTCGCGTTGACGGTAACCCTAGTCGTTGGGGTAAGGTTGAGAACTTACTTGGATTCACTGACTTGGACGCTTGTGTTTGCTGTTTTAATAATATTCTTTTCAGTCTTGGATTACCTACTTTTACGCGTTGCATGGAAATATTTCATTTACAAGGAAAAGACGGGGAAAAAGTAAAAAAATCATCTAATGGTGCAATTATAAAAAGGATTGATATTACTACGAATAAATCAGTGGGTTCAGGTAATGAGCGCACATTTATTAAAGCGTTATCTCAAATGCGTTACCGTAATTCTATCGGTCGCCTTCATACCAATGGTTTAACGGCTGATTGGTTATCAGATAAGGGTAACGCCAATTTAATCTATCCAAGTTGCTATATAAAGCATGAAGAGATGAAGTTACATTCTTATGACAAGATAAAAAATAAATTCGGCATTGACTCTAAGGAATTTCAATATTATGACCGCGTTTTTAATTATTGCCGTGAAAATGGGGTTGTACGCTTTGAGCAAAAACTTAAATCACGTTATTTGCAAAGGGAAAATTTATGTTACTGGGGATTAAGTGATTTTTCTAAGCTTGAGAAACTACAAGAGGAATTTTGCGGAATGTATAAAAAATTGAGTGTAAATAAGATTGAACTTGAAACGATTGCGGAGCAGTTAGTTTCTCAAGGTGTTGTAGATAGTTTACGCAAGGCAAACACCACCGCTTTTTATGCTATGCGTTGGGCAAGTGGCGAAGATTTAAGTTGTTTGCCAGCAGCCACATTTAAGCGTCATCGTGCAAATTTAAGAAAAATCGGCATTGATATAGCAAATCAATGTGACACTGAAAAATTCCAAGCTGTGCAAGTTATATCGTGTGAACAAATCATTGTCAGACCGTTTAAAGCGCCTGATTTTTATCAATATCCAAGCAATTTACGCTTTGTTGCTTGATTAACTAAGAGGAAATAAGAAATGCGTACAGGTTTTTATATTGTAGGTAAATTGTTGGGTCAAAAGGCTAGTTCTTTTACGAATCGTGATACTGGTGAAGTTAAAGAACGCCATACTTTAGGCATCCAATTACAGGAGCCTGATGGTTTTGGCGGTTACAACACATTAACTCAAGAATTAAAAATTGATGACCGTTCAGTAAATCAGGCTTTAAACGCTACCGTTGAGCGTTTAAAGGGCAAGTCTGTAATGGTGCTTGTTTATCCGCGCGAATGGGCTATGGAAGGTGGTCGCAAAGGTATTACCTATAATTTTGACGAAAATTCAACGATTGAAGAGGTTAAACAGTAATGCGTGAATTTATGCAAATGGTTGGCGCAAGTTTTATCGGCTGTTCAACTGCTTTATTTATGCTTTATTTGGTTTTTTCTTATGTGTGAAGGTTTTTGTGGTAGTTCGGAATCAGAAAATACTACTGCGGTAGTATCTGTTCCGAGCACTCAAAATCAGGAGAGCTTACAGTTATCACCTGCTCAAGCTCTTCAAAATGAGGTGTTTTTAAGCGCCTTTTTTCTTCCTTTTGCGTTTTTTTTATTAGGGCGTTCAAAAGGAATTTTACTATCTTTATTTAAGAGGATTTAATTATGTTAAAACAATTGAAAACTTTAAAAGGCAAAGTTGCTTTAGGTGCGGGTTTAATTACTGCTTCCGGTATGGCTTCTGCCGCTTCTAACGTGCTTGGTTCGGTTGACTTTTCCGGTATTGGAACAGAAGTTGCTGCCGCTGCCGCCGCACTTGCCGCTGTTTATGTGATTATTGCTGGTGCAAAAATCGCTCTTGGCTTTATCAAACGCGCTTAATAAGCAAATTTGGAGGGGGAGGTTAAAACCTCCCTTTTTTTATATGCAAAACATTGATTTATATTATTTTTTATGGGGGCTTTTATGCGCTTGGGCGTTTATACTTGGCTTCAATCATTAATTATTTTTTTTGCTTTATCTTTTTTCTCTATTCCTTCATTTGCCGTTTATGAACCTATGGCCCTTTGGGGTCATATTGGTGGTTATTTTGACCCTAACAATCCTAGTTCCCCGCCTGCCGATAATGGAGGTTTTGACACTTCAAAATGTAAAATAAATAGCACCGGTAAAGTTAATGGTATGAAAGAAACTGGTGATTTGAAATCTAAAAAGGAATTTGATCAAACTTTTTACTGGAATGATTCTTTAATTACTCGTTATGGTACCGATGTTGGTGCTTTTGTCTTGTCTGCTAAGTGGGATTATGCAACAAAATTAGAATTTAATGCGCCTGAGAAGTATCGGAAACCTATATTAAGCGCCCTCAAAAACGCATTAGCTAACGGAAATTGTGAGTTAGTTGATTATTTTGCAAATATGCTATTAAACGGCAAAGAATATGAGGATAGCAATGGTCGTAAAAACTGGGGTTACTCTGATGACACTGAACACGGCACCACTTGTGTTGTTGGCGAGAACGCAGATTCCGGTTCGTGCCGAAGAAAATATGCTTATGAAGATAATGATGATGGCACTAAGCGTGTTTGTATAAACCCTCTGAGTTCCGGTGATTGCTCCGAAGATTTGTCATTGGATGATTTATCCAAAAAAACAAATAATGATTATAAAAATCAAGGTGGTAACGGCTCTTCTTCTTCAGGCGATGGTAAGGGTAATGGTGTTGACGAAAGAAAAGGCGGCGCTAATAGTAGTAGTAATGGTACTGGTGCTGGTGATAAGGGTAATAATACAGGTAATAGTGATAAGACAGGTAAAGGTGATAAGGGCGGTGATGGTTCTGGTAATGGTAAGGGGGCGGGCATTGGAGATAAAGAAGGTGACGGCGATAAAAAAGAGGGTGTTGAAATACACGAAGCGCCAAAAATGGAAGATATTTTTTCCGGTTTGAAAGAAAAAATTAAGGATAAATTGTTAAAGGATTTTGATATTTCTGCCGACAAATGCCCAACAGTGTCATTTTCAATTTTGAGTCGTACTCTTATTATATCTGCACATTGTCAAATTTTAGAATCAATTAGGGACTTTATGCAAAATTTAATGATGTTTTTATACACATTTGCGGCAATACGCATAATTTTAAGTTCTTAAGGAGTTTTTATAATGATTATTACGGTTCCGGTTTCGATAGCTACTTTTTTAAAATTTATATTTGTAAAGGCTATGGTTGTTTTGATTATTTATATAGCCATAACTTACGGTATAGATTATTTATTAGGTTTAATAGATTCGCTTGATTATGATTTATCAAATTATGCGGGCGGTATTGGTGGGGGTATATCTTATATTTTGGATTATTTAAAAGTAAAAGATGGTATATCACTTATTTTATCTGCTTATAGTGTTCGTTTTTTAATTCGTCGAATTCCGTTTATTGGAGGTTAATATGATTTTTAGTTATTCAGGCAAGCCGGGCGGTGGCAAAACTTATGAAGCATTTAAAACGGCGGTATTGGCAAAATTAGCCGAAGGGCGCAATGTTGTAACCAATATTGTAGGCTTGGA